ACACCCTACCAGTAGAACTAACTTGTTGTCTAACCGTATTGATTAAGATACCAGCATTGTATTCAGCGATGTCATACTCAGAGATGTTGTATTCAGCACGAGTCTGTGCTGGTAACTGGATCTGTGCTGATTGATACGAATTACCATAGTCAACACCCCAGTTTAAGAACACATTAGTAGCTTGACCACCGATGATCAACAACACAATCTTCTTTAGGATCTTTAATATAAATGCTGATCCCGCATCGATGTGTGAAGTGTAGTATGCGAATCGGAAGGCAGCACCATTATCATTATTTCCTGTATACACACCAATGTAGCCAGGACGAGAAAGATAAAGAAGTCTATCATTGGTAGCACACAAAGCCTTAGGTGATAGTGTCCATGTGGTTGCTTTACAAGAACCATCAGGTAGACGACTCTTTAGATCAAAGCAATACGTAATACCACGAGTAGGTAATGTCAATAGATAGAAACCATCTTTCTCATAGTATACTGACTTGATCTCTGGGTTATTACTGTTAGCTATAACATCAGAGATGAGGTCATCTCTGACATTCCTTGATATATCGAACAAAGGTGCTGATTTCTCTTGGATGATACGGCCAAGGCTTCGGACACCTGTATCTGCAAGAAAGAAGATATCTGAGCCGACATCCTGCACTGAATCTCTACTGATACAACCAACACCATCAATAACTTCTACAATCTTTAGGTTAGTTGTAGGATCTTCTGCAGCACCAGAGAAGATAACAATAGACTTCTTACAGAAAGCAATGAGGAAGCCATTAAAGGCTGCTAGGGCTACGATGCTGTCAGTGCCGTTAGTGAATTGACTCTCTAAGTTAATTGATCCAGAAGAGCCTCCACTCCATTTAAAGCCTGCTAAAGCATCTGACCAAGTGATGGTAACTTTATCACTGGTGGTGTCAGCAACCCATAAGCGACCAAAAGCACCCAGTACTTCGTTAGCTAAAGGTACAGTACCTGAGTAGCCTGCATGAGCGGACATAAGACCATAAGTATTAGCTACATGGTCATACACTAAAGGATCATGTGCTCGTTGGAAGAAGAAGGTCATATCATTGAAGTCAATGACTTTCCAATCCTGTGCTGTCCACGTAGAACCAGTATACTTCAGAGTAAGTGTTGTTGTACCTGAATAGATCTTGTTATCACCGATACTTAAGATCTCAGTTGTACCGTCATCCTTGATAACTTGTTTGATAACGTATGGTTCTGTGTTGTTAAACCCTGCAGCGGTATTAACATTATCCCATCCTCGTCTAGCAGCGATACGACCGAATTGATCAATCACTGCATTCTGAGCAACAAGAGCATAGTCTTTTGTCAGTGATACAGAGGAGTCTTGGGTGTTAAGTCCAGCAAAGCCAGGAGCAACAATACTGATGGCTTTGAGTTGATCTGCCATTATACAGCATCCCAGGTAATCTCATCTTTAAAGCGTTCAGCTTCAATAGAGATATAGTTAGCTACAGTCTTACGATATAGTTCTGACTGCTGATCAGATAACCTACCACCATCTTCACCACGTTCATTGATAGCACGGAGATAAGCACCCTGTACAATCATATCCTTAGGCAACCATGCGTTGTCTAAGTCATTGACAAGATCTTCCTGTGGTACGACACACTCTACTTTGATGGTATAAGCTTGATCAGGAATAGGGAATACATTCAGTGTTAAGACACCAGTGCTTGGTGTAGAACTACCAAAACTATAGTAGTAAGGTCTACCAGCCTGTGTAGGGTTTACGAACAATAAGGTATTCATACGATCTTCAGAGACCTTCTCCAAATACATGTGAGCACTGGGAAGATAAACACTTAATACTTTTGTTCGTGGATTCGTTGATGGGATCTCATAACCATAGACTGTTGCTGAAGTGGTTATGGTCTTAGTTGTACGTAGAATAGCCCAGTTCCAAGAGTCTTCAACTTCTCTCTTAGTTTCGTTAACCATCTCTCCAATCAACTGTGAATAAGAAGATTGAGATACAGTCTGTACAGTAGGCTCTCGTACTCGTAGCAATACAGCATTAACTAGATCTAGATAGCTTGTAGCCATTTATTTCACCACTTAGTTCTGTCAGACCAGTAGGCCGCTGACATCTTACCTTTAGCGATATTCTGGGCATGACGAGCTTTAAAGGATTCCCTACGTTTACGATAAGAAGATGATTCTCCTTCTTTCTTTGGAGAACCAGATACACCTTGTTGACCGAAACGAATCGTCTTAACTTGATCACCGTCCTTTGCTACAACAACGTGGCTCTTAGTAGGATGGTCTGGTGTTTTTTTAGGGCGATTATATCCAGACACTCCTGCTCTTTCTAAGCGAGGATCTTTCATTTCTTCTTAGCAGTTTTTGCTGCCTCCTTAAAAGCCTTGTTTGTAGGAGCACCTTTGCTTCCAGGCTTCCTCATCTTTTCTTTGGAGCCTTCAGCAATACGCTCACGTTTAGCGTGGATGTTAGCGTATAGACCTTGCTTCATTTCTTACGCTTTACTTCTTTAGCTTTCATCAAACACTTACCAGCCTTCTTACACTTTGCTGGTGTTGGACATCCTGGACATGGTTTCATTTCTTCTTTCCTTTCTTAGCCATACCTGCTTCAGATAAAGCAATCGCCACTGCTTGTTTACGAGACTTAACAACAGGACCGCCTTTACCGCTATGGAGTGTACCTTCTTTGTACTCTTCCATAACCTTCTTAATCTTCTTTGGGTTTTGTTTCACTAGTTTTATTCCTTTTGAAGATAGACTGAATAGTGTCTGTTTCCCAGATACGTATAGCTGTCCATACGATGGTTAGTACTGCAGCGATAGCAGGTAGTATGTTAGCTAATGCACCTACTACAGTGATGATAGATACAGCATCACCGATCTGCTTTACTTGTTCGTCTACGTGTTGGAGAGCCATGATTAGGCTACACTATCGGCACCAGCAATCGAATCAGCGGCTTCAACAACCGGCACGATCCACTGGCAGGTCGCCTCATCGAGCGTCGCGTCGTCGCTAGGTTTGGGCGGGATGAAGGCATCGCGCACTGGGTCGTACGTCCAACCTGGGCCGCAATAGTTCTTGCGGAAATTGCCGTTGTAACTAGTCTGCTTCCAGTGCGGATGACCACCAGACCACGCAACTAAAAAGTCGATGCCTTTCTGTTCCTGCTCGACACCGTTCGCGTCAAGCAGCTCGTTGTTGTGAACAACATGCACCTCAAGCACATTGTTGTTCTCATCTAGTTTTGCGAAATGAGCCATGTGCTACCTCAGAATGTAATGGAACCGTTGCCGGTAAACGTGTAGCGGCGATACCCACCAGACACAACTACTGTTGGCGATCCTGTTGTTGTCGCTGCACGATAGGTATCGGGATAGGCAATGATGACAATTCCTGAACCGCCAGCTCCGCCAACGTATGTTGTGCTTAGACTGGCCGAACCACCTCCACCACCGCCGCCAGTGTTTGTTCCACCATTTGATCCAGCAGCCCCAGCATTTCCATTCCCGCCACCACCCGTTCCACCTGTACCGGCTGTTGCGCCAGTGTCAGCCCGCCCACCAGCACCACCACCACCAGCATAAGTGCCGCCGCCTAAGTTCGCAGCGACCGAAGATCCGTTTGCTCCGTTCCCGCCGGTGCCTCCAGACGCATTGCCGCCGTTCCCACCAGCACCACCGCCACCACCGGCGCTGTAATGAGGCGCACCAGGCGCTCCATTCCCACCTATATTTCCTTGAGATGGTGTGGTAGCTGGGGTATTTCCATTCCCTCGGACGCTAGTTGTTGATGCGCTACCACCACCACCACCCGAACCTCCATCAGAACCGGGGGAATTTGTCCCGCCGCCAGAACCGCCACCACCGCCACCATAGGCCTTAAACGTATTTGCACCAGCACCCGCCGGATCAGCGGTTATTCCTGTTCCTGCTATTGAAGAATCGCCTCCATTCCCACCAGCCGATGAAGAACCGGCTGCCCCCGGTGATCCGACCGTAATGGTGTAAGACACCCCACCAGTGATGGAAAACGCAGTCTTTGTCCTAAAACCACCGCCACCGCCACCACCACCAGCAAAATTTCCACCACCGCCACCACCGCCACCGACAAGAGCGAAGTCGATATTCGGAGTTGGAGGAAGGCCTCCTCCGCCACCCAACAAATTCAGCATGATCCCAGTCATGGTTTAGCTCACGTTTCCGGTGATGACGCAGTTAGAGGCGTCGATGAACAGAACAGTAGCTACGCCGCGTGTCGAAAGCGTTGCTGAGGTCACAGTGGTGTTACTACCGGCTAGTTTTGTAGTCACTGCCGAGCAGGTGATCGTCAAGTTTCCCGTCGTGTTGTTGTAAAGCGAAACAACGTCACCGGCAGCAAAACCCGCCCCACTAGGAATGGTGATACCAGCCGACAGCGAGATAACTTTACCTACATCAGTGATAGCAAGTGTGGTCGTTGTTGAGCTAATCGGTACATTAAGATAACCTAATGTCGTATCAGCATCAGGTAGTGTTGCAGTACGGTTAGAGTTAGTGTTGGCGGACTGAATCGTGTGTGTACCAGTACCGCTAGCATTTCCTTGAACTTTTATAGCAGACATTTTTTATCCTCAATAAGCTAAAACAACCCACCGATGATCAGTAGGTACAGTTACAGCCACGCCAGTGTTAATTGTTACAGGACCAACAGATAAACCATTCTTACCTGTCGTTATTGTATAGTTTGACGATATGGTTGTATCATTCTCTAGGATCGTTGAAGATCCACCACCTCCAGTGGAAGCAATAGTGATAGCACCATCACCGTTAGTGATTGTGATGTTAGAGCCAGCAGTCAGTGTTGCTTTAGTTAAACCACCAGAAGCATTACCAATCAGTAGTTGACCATTGGTGTATGATGTTTGACCAGTACCGCCATAGAGTCTGCTAATCGTCGTAGCAGTCCATGTACCAGCCATAACCTCACCAGAGTCATTAACAGTGAATGCACTGTTCTGGATTAGTTTACCTGTTGTACCGTCAAACCTTGCTACAGCATTGTCAGTAGAAGATGCAGGACCAACAACATCACCAATACCACCACCACCACCAGCAGTAACCCAAGCAACATCGGTCTCTCCTGCATTAACGGCTAGAACCTTCGTAGCATTCGTAGCATACGAAGGTAGAATATTAGCTCTTGCTGTAGCTGCTGTTGTAGCTCCTGTACCACCGTTAGCAACTGCTATTGTACCAGTGACGTTAGCTGCATTGCCTGTGATGTTACCGGACACAATAGAACCACTAATGGAAGTGATCCATGTTGGGTTGCTGTAGCTACCTGAAGTGCTTACACCATCAGTAATACCATAACCACTCAGTGTGGTTGGTGTAGACGTAATCTTTGACCAAGCTAGTGCTGTCAGCCATGAAGGATTACTATAAGTACCCGATGTGCTGACACCATCAGTGATGCCGTAGCCACTTAGTGTTGTCGGTGTACCAGTTATTTTAGCCCAACCTAAGGATGTTAACCACGTAGGATTGGAATAAGAGCCTGTAGTGACTACACCATTGGTTGCTGTAGCTGCATTACCTGTGATGCTGATACCCCAAGTACCTGAAGCATCGCTACCAGTACGGCTAGGAACATCAAGGTTAGTTCTTGCATCAGCAGCAGTACTAGCACCTGTACCACCATCAGCAACTGCTAGATCAGTGATACCGCTAACAATACCACCAGTGATGTTAACCGTGTTAGCATTCTGTACAGCCATTGTACCAAGACCTAAGTTAGTCCTGGCAGTGGTTACATTAGATAAGTCAGAAAGATTGTTTGCTCTGAAAGCGTATGTTGTATCAGAGCCTGTAGCAGTAACACCAAGGTTAGTACGAGCCTGTGCAGCAGTGCTGGCTCCAGTACCACCATCAGCAACAGCAAGGTCTGTAATACCTGTTACAGTACCGCCTGTGATTGCTACAGCATTAGCTTCTTGATTACCAAGAGAACCAACAATTTTCTGTACAACAAAGCCATCACCAACATACAGCTTCTTGTCAGTAACGTTAACAGCAAGCTCTCGTTG